TACGTTTGCTATGTCTCGCCAGTAAACTTTAAAGATACGAGCAGAATTTAACGGTATCATTACCTGTTGGTTTATCTCAATTGTACTAGCTGGGTCAAATTGAACGGATGCTATCTGTGTAGTGGCGACATCTGGTGCAGTAGGGGCATCACCACTAGCAACACTAAGTCTAACCTGACCCGACTGGGAAGTACTTTGAGTTGTTACTGCGATAAATGCTGACGCTAACAAAACGGTACTGTTAGCTGGGAGCTGGTTTAGAGCAGTCCATATTTTAGTCGCACCAGACCCCGTAGGCCCGACTGTTACCCATGCGTCTTCCGCGCTGTTACTGGTAACGATATATGTGGCAGTTGCAGCCGTGTTTAAAGTACTATTAGATAGGGGTGTGCCGCTCATAAGCTGAGTGTTTCCCGCACGTACATGACCCTCCACAACCGCATTGCCATTTAGTTTTGTGTGGTCTGCATCAGTAAACACGTTAGAGTTAGTCGCGGCTTCCACAGCAGTCCGAACTAACGCGGCTGGTAAAGAAGTAGTTAGTCCCGCACCAGAGCCAACTATAGCGCCTTGAAAGACCGACGAGGTGATTGAACTAGCCCCTGAAATTACAGCCATTGTAGTTGTGCCTGTATGCGTACCAGCGTTTTTCTCCACCTTAGTATTAACTGCGGTTGCAATAGCAGTAAACTCGTTATTAATTGTAGTGCCACTTATAACCTTATTGGCATTAGTAATTGCCATCGCATCCTTAGCGGCAAAGTCTGTAATCTTTGTATAATTACTCATTAGATAGTACGTCCTATTTTAGTTAGTATGTCAAGTTTCTGTAAGCTCACTAACGCTCCGTTAATCTCAGTTTCTACACCTACTTGTAAAGTACCGCCCGTTCCACCTACCGAAGTCTTCATGTTTGTTATTGAAATACCTGTACTGTACTGCGCTAGTGCTGGTCGAGGCGCGGAAACTGCTGGGTTAGTACCATAAAGTGACACACCATACAACGCTATGTTATTAGTAGGTAGGGTAAGATCGTAATTCTCATATAACTCAAGGTAATCTGATCCCGTCTTTAATCTTATTACTTGATTACTTGCACCAATCAGAACTAGATTGATTTTCTTTAGTATCTTTGTAGCTGTTGGCTGACCCATATCAAAATGATTAGTAAAGTATGTAAACAGGTAGGGTATTCCATTATCAGAATAGCCCGTAAGCTCACCAATTCCGTTAACCTGTGCCACACGTATGGTATCAGTTAGGGGGTCAAAGGAATAAGCCTTGTGTGATACGCCCGACCATGTGGTGACTCTAAAGGTTCCGTCTTGTAACATGCCTTTGGTATCAAAACAATAAGCAAGGTCAAGTGTAGGGAACGATAATAAATAAAATGCATCAACGGGAGAATAGATAGCTATAAGCTCGTCGGTATTAACAGTGCCTTGCACATGGTTAAGGAGATCATCTCTCACATTCATTGACAGATCACGCATGGGCCTAGACTTTTCTTGGATGGTACGCCCTAATGAGCGCACACCAGTTGAGTCTAAAAAGAGAACGTCCTCACCTGTGTTTACAATTGTCTTTGCAGCTATGCAACCGACCCCGTAGATAATATCTGTGAGGGTTAAGTTTGCAACCGTAAGCGTACCGTTGAAGCCACCTACTTGATCATCATAGACGACAATGGAGTTTCGACAGAGAATAACTAACGCTCCGTTCTGAGTTGCAAGCCCAGTGATCACGTCAGTACCCTTGGGAAATACACTAGTAATGTCGAGGACACCAGAAGTACCTCCCGTCCAGTGACGACCATCATTGACATCTGAGAAGTGTATCTTTGTAACATTGTCTGTGGTATGTGTTGCCCAGATTCTACCAAAGGCCGACATAACAAAACCAGCAGAAGGTGTCGTACCAGAGTGTCCAGAAAAGTCTTTAAGGGTTGTTAGTGAGCCAGCATTAGAATTACCTGTGGGATCATAGACCAATGGGAGATAACCTTCTTGGAAGAAGTATGCAAGATCATTCAAGGTTGCAGCCATCCAATTACCAGTATGTGCTGCGGGTGTTAAGTCCTCATCGTTAGTGGTGTTCTCAACAGCCAGTTCAACTAGGTTAGTTAAGCCCACATAGAACTTAGTACGTGTCCAACTAATAACAGTCTTGGCCCCTTCAAAGTCTATGAAATGGTGCATCCCTAAGATATTAATATTATTCGCACTGTTAGCACCACCTGAGTCTTTCTGTGTGGTGGTAGTTACCCATCCTTTCCGCGAGCCTAGACGACCAAACTTATCAATAATACAATTGTTAGCTTTCAGTGCAAACCCATCTTCCAGATTACCAGAGGAAGTCTGAGTGTTTAACCCCTTAATCGAAGGTGCTGCAATGGATGCGACCTGTAATGGGCGGGTCATTATACAGCTTCCCAGAAGGTTTCTTCGGGGTGCTTCTGTGCGTCCAAAGCAATATGGTCTGACAACGATCTAGTTGCCATGCTATAAGCTGGGCCGCTGCCAACACCTCCGTCTTCACCTCGTTCTTCAACTGCCTTAGCGTAAGCTAATAAAAGCACAGGCCGAGAAGGGACTTGTAGGGTGTGTGTATTTAGAATTAACTCCATGCCTCGTTGAATAAAGTTGATCCTAAGAACCTCTTGTGCGTTGGGCTGTGGGTAGAACTCCATATATGTATCTCCATCAGCCGATACACCATTAAAAGTATAATACTTCGGTGAGCCAGAAGCAGGGGTATTCTTAATGTACCAATCATTAAACTGTTTGGCAGTTGCGTAGGTCAGCTCACAGTTGGTTGTATCATTGGTTACGCTTAAAAAGGTAGACGAGTTATTCGTATCTTGTAGCTCATAACCAAACACAGAGGGCGTGGTTGAAACCGTAGTTGTACTGCGTAACCCACTCCATGCCCATGCAGCTTCTACTTCGGCCTTGGCATCATTTAGTAGTACACCGATTAACGATGAGTAAGGCGTTTGATTAACGTCTGCTACCGTAGGTTCGCGTAACCGCATTAACACTTGTTTAACCGCATCGAGGTACGTCATTATTATATGACCTCAGTTGTGTAGAGTTCAAGCAGGGTATCGGAATCAACACAAGCATCAATAGTAATTTGAAGTGCAGAATCCGTTGTCCGTATAGCCGCTCTCGCAGCCTCAGCAACGGCGGCATCTGCGGTAGGTATCTTCTTCATAATGACTTCATCGTGCGGGCCAAAGGCTGTTTCCCGTTTATCCCTACGTGCCTTGTGAGCCTCTAGTTTAGCCATAGAGAGGTTTACGTCAATACCTTCCCCAAGTATAACCCAAGAGCTGCGGAACACGCTAGGAGGCGCTGAGGCAGTCTCAACCCATGTTGCACCATCGGGTATGCTTGATTGCTTAGAGCAAACTGCTGTTGTCCCACCTTCTTCTGTATATGCAAACATTATTCTTTACCTCCATAAATAACCACATGCCCCAAACTTGTAGCCAAGGCAGTACCGCTATGTGACCTAAAGCGAATAGTCACAGAATTTCTGGTAAGCCCAAGGGAATAAGCCTCGCCTTGATAGGTAACAGCACCGCCCGAACTTGTCATTGGGAGATAGCGAGTTGAGTCCATAGGTTTTTCAAAGTAGAAAATGTATTCCCCCACGATCCCAGTTTGAACAATGTCAGCAATATTAAAGCTTGCGCGGATTAGAGGAGGTGCTAAATTGCCATGAAATGTTACCCAAGCTGTCGCAACAGAAACATTGTTAATATCTCCATGCACCGTTAAGTCACCATGAGTTTCAACCTCATTAAACCGTTGTTTAGCAACAGGTAAGTTTTTAAGGGTGCTGTTGATTACATCACCATCTTCGTCTGTTTTAAACTCCGCAAGATACGTGCGGTTGATAACAGACCCAGCGTGGTTGTACACTTTACCAGCGTCAATTAAGTAGTAGTCACTGGGTAATACTGTGTTGAACTCCAACTCTTCTAAGCCCGTATAAGTACCATCACCATTGTTGGCTGTAATGTTTATACGGTGATACAGGTAAGCTACAGTATTTCCTGCTGTTGACTGTAAATCTCCCCAAACCGAAGACCCATTACCCACATAATCACTAGACGTATAAGATGAGTCAATGGCTACCCAGCTAGTGCCGTTGTGTGATCCTTGAACTGTAAATCGTTTGGGAAGTCTTGCAGCAGTGTTAGCCATCAGACGATAAGATTTCAAGACCCTCTTTTCAGTACCTATGTACCCAATGTGTGAAGCACTAGTAGTTGCTACTAGCCATCGAGTTGTAGTAGCGTTTGATAGTAAGTGTTCACCATTAAACGCTTGATATGGGTGAAAAACTGAGTAATAAGCACTCGCAAAGACCGTACCTGTAGAGCTGGTAGGGCTAGCAGGGTTACCGTGTTTAGCGGTAGTTCGATGAGCTGGGTTTAACGGACTGACTCTTCCATACTTGTCAGCATCATTTCTGGTGATACCTTCTAATGGTCGATACTCACTCACGCCATAACTACCAGCTAAATTTTTATAGAGGTAATACTTTTTACTTTCATGGTTCGTACCCAATGCGTGTGTTACACCCGCAGCTACGTTTTCTTGAGTATCTAACTGACCAGAAGCATCAAATCCACGCGCAAAGGATATTAAAGTGTTTTGTGCAATTGATAATGTATCTGCTGCGGTCGGATAAGAGTAATTACTTTTATGATATGTGTTTGTTCCTGTACCACCCGTACCTGATTTCGCATACGCCATGAAAAGATACTTACCATTTGCAGCATTAGATATAGCGTTTGTTCCTATTAAATCAAATCCGTTACTGGTAAAATTTGAACGGTCTGCTGAGGTATCTACGCTTGCTAAGTCTGGGTAGAGGTCTTTATCAGGTCTTAAGGAATCTAACAGTACCCAACTTGTAGCAGAGTTTGTTCTTTTTATTAATACAAATGCAGGTTCAAAACCACAGTCTATAGCCTGACTTGAAGTACCATTACCTACATATTCTCCAATCTTACACACGCCTTCGACGTTGCTAAAGTGGTATCTAATGTAGTTAACGTTATTGGAATTAACTCCCGTACCCGTTTGAGTCGTTACTACATCTGGGCCAAAGTCAGTGCCAGCAAAAGCGGTACTATTAGCGGCTGCGGCGCTAGTTTCAAGGCTTAAATAAGTACCTGATTCGGGGGTAAGCAAAGACGATTGAACAAACCAACCAACACCAGCATCAAGATTTTTAGTCATCGTAAGCTCAGGTATAACCCCAAGGTGATGTGGTATCTGATGCCCTTGTATGTTATTACCAAGATACTTTGTAATTGAGAATCCAAGGTCAGGGTTGTAGTGACTTGTGTACGCTCTAGCACCATTCGTTGTGCCAGTAGTTTTCTTGGTTGTCTGCCATGACCATGCTACTTGTAAACTTCCTGAACCGTTAACACCAGTAGCAGAATCAGCACCAAGCGTAAATCCTGTGGCGGTAAAAGCAGTAAGACGATCTGAGTAGGTTATCGGAGCGCGTGGATCATTTGCAAACAAAGTTTTGCCTGCACCCCTAACAGTATCATCTAGTGAGTGAAACGCCGTTGAGTCTCTATCCTTAATCCACACCAGCCCACCAAAGTCACCACTAGACATATTAATACCAGTGTTAATCGCATGACCATTTGTACCATTACCTGTGTATAGTGCTGTACTAAAGCCTGAGCGAGTTGACTTGCCTTGGCTGACTGCTGCGCCGTTCAGTGTGGTGTTTCGTGAAGGTATGTTACGCGCTGTGTTAACTGTAGCAACCGATGCCGCTGTTAATAATACATCAGCATGGGTTAAGGCTACATCAGCGTGAGTTAGTACTACATCAGCGTGGGTTAGTACCACATCTGCATGTGTTAATACAACATCTGCATTTGTTAATACAAGATCGGCTGCTGTATCTATAGTGTCTTGGTTGGTTAGTACAACATGAGCTGCGGCTGTTGCTACTTCGGCCTCTGCTGCTGTCTTGCTTGCTGCCGCCGCTACCCTGTCAGCATCTACTGCATCACGGACTACAATGAATTCGTTTAATGTTACTTGGTCGTTAGAAGCCCCTGCTCCACCATCACCTCTGTATATACTCATACTAGCTCCTATTACAAACAAAAAAGGAAGCCCTAGTTGTAGAGCTAGGGCTTCCCGTTGGTTACTGCCCTGTTACTTTAGTCTGCTAAAGCTAAAATAAAACCAGACTCAGGACGAGCTACCTTCGTTCCGTAGATGCGATCAGAAGTCAACAAGGTTCCGAGGAATTCTTGCTTGTACTGAATCTGCGACCGAATGCCTTTCTGCTCGGCAAGAACGATGGTGTCCTTGTGAGCAAGCATTGCGGCACGAACAACGGAAGTACTAGCACCGTTTTCGGCGGCTGTTTCAATGATCGGACAGTTAGACGATACATACACGTCCATGCCGTATAAATTACCCAGCTTACCGTTAACAACTGTTTGACCTCCACCGAAGTCGCTCGATACATAACGCTCAATACCCATCAACGCATTACGTGCAGAAGGAGGTATTACTATGAAACGCCCTGACATTGGAACATCGTTATCATCCATCTTTTGAATCATGTTACGAATGAACGCATCTGTTAGAATGTCGGTAGCTGTTACAGCATTCTCAGCCCAAGCAACTGCGGGGCCAGAACCACCGTCATTGTAGAAAGTAGCATTAGAAACCCAATCAGCAGGAGCAGGAGCAGCCACATAGCCACCTGTTCCAAACTCTGTACCACGGTTAAACAAGTTATCGTCAACAACCTTAGACATAGCATAGCCAGCATCTTCGGTATAGAACCTACGCAATGAAGTTTGAGCTTGCACATCGGCAAAGTCTTCAATCAT